TTCGTTCCATGCGTTATTTAAGTAGCACGCCATTTAAATAACGCATGGAACGAACCTCCCCTAAACGAGGACTGAAACTTATGGCTACTCCTCGTAAACCAGGTATGTGGGCTGATGGTATGCCAATTGCTCCAGGCTCTCGCCTTCGCGTAGATCGCCCAACTCTTGCCGCAAAGAAGATTAGGCCTACTTTAAGTCTTACTTCTAATCAAGATGATGCACCACCCATGGGTATGGCTCGCCCACAGATTCCTGCCCACCTAAAAGCTCCGGTTTACAACGAACCAGATCCAGCTGGAGGTATGGCCCGCCCACAACTTCCCGAACACTTAAGAAATCTACAGCAAGGAAAGTAATCATGGCACGCCCCTGGCAGTCACGACAAGAGTTTCTTACGGATCAGGCTTTGCAGTCTGCTATTAGCGATCCTGAAACTATTCGCAAGACCCGCCCTGTTGTGCCCCAGCAGCTATTCCCCGAACGTGAAGGCTTTAGTAAACAAGAGGGCACTATCCAAACAATCCTAAACATTGATCGTTACATGCCTACTAAGCGTTCATGGTTGTCTGGTATGCCAGTTATGCGCACATCTATTGAAGATGGTAGTTTTGAAGGCTCAGGAAGATACTCAATGAACAGCATGTGGGGTGGCTGATGAAGAGTGAATGGGATCCAATGGGTGGGGATATTACCCAGGCATCTACTTTAGGTAAAAACCCAGCCCAAACCAATATGGCAGCCAGTTCGGTTACAACTGGATACGCACGGGATTTGGCAGAGGCGGGCCATGGTCCAGGAAGCGACCCTGCTTTGTTTCGTCACAAAAAAGCAAACATGGCAGGTAATAACCTTTTACCTACACCTTCATTTGAAAAGTCTCAAGGTACCACCCCACGCGCAATGCAACGTGCTGATATGCCTAAGACAAGGATGGTTGTCTAATGCCTAGAGAAGACTTAAGTCCTTTGTCAACCTCTAACAGAGGTGCTACAGCCAACCTTTTAATGGCTGGTAGCACAGTTAAAAGTGGCATGGATGTCAAGCTAGAAATGCGCTACGGCGGTCAAGCAGACGCTGGTTCTTATGCTGGCCATATGGGTTCTATCATGGATAATGGTGGAGCTTTCCTACAAGACAGGGTAAACAGCACTAATTACGTAGGTAGAGGTGGTGGTGGCTCACGAGGTGGAGCAAATCCTACTGCCCGTAACTTTGGCCCTAGTAACCCTGGTGGTTACAACTGGAACACTGTTGATAAAGGCGTTAACTTTGTTAATAAGAAACTAAAAAATGTAAATAACGCCATGACCCAAAGTAGAAACGATTACAACAGTAACCTTATTAGTAATAAAATTGACGAAATTGGTGACCAAGTTAAAAGTGGTAAAGATCAAATTAAGGCTTGGAACACTAGAGTACTTCCATACGCCCGAAAACAACAGGCCCAAAAACAAGCAGCATTTAATGCACCAAATGCTGCTGGTGTTGCAGTGCAAGGCCCGGTTATGCCTTCAATGAACTTAAATCCCATTCCCACTCCGTGGGCCCGATCCTCCTGATAGGATATAACTATGGCAGTTAACGAATCCCGATCAATGAACGACGACCTCCACTCAGGTGTTAATGATGGTCGCCTAAAGAGCATTACCCCTGATCGTGGGGGTGTTGTTGATATGGCTGAGGTTACAGTTCGGGCAAACCTGCTTCAAACACAGTATGGAATGTCTGACCTTATGAATAGGGTTCAGACCCCAAACGTAGACAACAACTTTGAAACAGGGTATGCTGAAGACTGAATAGTGTTGTCAAGGTGACAACGTTGTACTACTAACTAGGAGCACAAATGCCTCGGCTATTGACTTGCCAGTCGTGCGGCACAATGTACCGTATGCGGGACTACGAAGGACCAACTGAGTACGACATGGAGCTTATTGAGCTGTGTCAAAGACACCTTGGTCAAGCTTCTGACCCAAACCCTGACTCTCACTTGTCTCTCATTCTGCGTTGTGATGAAGAAACGTGGGCCAAGCTTGGGGATGAAACCCAAGTTAAAAAAGAACTTATGCAAAATGAGATTGAAGTTCGTGAAGTTCGTGACGATCTTAAAGTGGAAGCACTCAAGTGTTTTGCTAGGCACTCAAGCCCTAAGCAAGGTTGCATTGATTACGAAGATGAGTCTAAGACTATTGGCCGCAAAATTGGTGTACCTCAAGCACACAGGCAATACCTCTGCCACTATTGTCCAGCCCAAGCATTTGTAACTCATGGCATTCGCAAGAAAAAGGGTATGTACGACTAGTGATCATTTTTAACTTTGATGTACTCGCACGACCGGGTGCGTCACTAGCAGTACGCCAACCAGACCCTGACGGCAGGTCAATTTGGCGCATGATGTTTGAACACTACACAGGGCGTATTTGTGTTGTATCAACTACTGAATACCCAAAGATTCAATTTGAGGAATGGTTAAAACGGGAACAATTTAAAGCTTCTGTTTATGAGTTTTTAGATGTACCAGATGCTGTTCTTAAAGCTGAGCGTGTCCACATCATTGGTTCATCTTTTGGCAGAATCACTTGGTATGTAGACAACGACCCTCTTGCTTGCGCAGAAACTCTTAAATTAGGCATTCCTACCTTGTTGGTTGCTTCTCCTTACATTGTTAGACCTGAGTGGGGTGGCACCAAAACAACTAAGGAATGGGGAACCCTTGTAACAGAGATGGACGAACAAGCCTTAAAAGCATCTGAAAAGTCTTGGAGGGAAATGTGAAAGTGTTCTTTGGTGGGGCTGAGAAAGGCTCCCACAGAAACATCCTGTTAGCTAATGACGTTGAGTACATGGCAGTCAATTTGACTCATTTGCCTATTCCTAAAACTAAAGAATTCAGCATTCCTAATACGTTTAAAAACGCTGGGGTTATTGTGTACACCTCTGAGGGTGACGAAGACACAAATAGATACAATGACTTTATTCGGCAGCATGCTGATGACCTTGCCTTTGTAGTGGGTCGCCCTGATTATGACGGAGAATGGCTTGGGGAAAAGTACATTCCTGTGTGGTCAGATGGTGATGACTTAGAACGCTTAGCTTGGTTGTGCCAACGCCATGGTCGGGCAGCTATCTCAGACAAAGCAATTAATGCTAAAACTCTTCCCCGAATTAGGTCGCTGTCACAAAGATGGGGCGCTGCGTTGCTAGGTATTACTAGCAAGCCAGACATCATTGAAGCCCTTCCTTGGGCAGCAGTAATTGTTGGTTCATGGACTAGCACTTTGCGTTATGGGGAAACTCAAATCTGGGACGGACACGCTTTGCGACGGTACCCAGCTCAACAAAAAGAGTCGTCTAGACGGAAGCACCGGCCCGACATTATTCGTCTAGGAATTGACTTTGATGCTGTTATGGAAGACGACGTAACTACTGTGGGAGCGTTAGCAATTCGTTCTTGGCTAGCTTGGGAAGACCATACAAATTTGGGCTATGACCCTGAAGAAGGTGTAGACGAAGAGGAGTTTGTAAACAATGAAGAGGGGGAGATAGCAACTATACCCCCTGAAACCCATAGTGGGGTTAAACCGGCTTCTAGGGGGTCTGGTATTGCTACCGGCCCTATAGAAAAGCGGCACGACAGTGAACGGCTATTACTCCCTGTTATGGGTATTGAGCACATTGTTTCAATGGGTACACAAATGCCAAATGAGCAGGGAGAAGTCATTGAAATTGACCCTGCAGAAACCGCTGTCATTAGATATCAATCAAACCCATTGCGACAGTGTGATAGTTGCTATCTGGCCTCAAGATGTCCTGCATTCAAGGAACATTCAGATTGTGGTTTTAGATTGCCTATTGAGATCCGTACAAAGGATCAACTTAACGCCGTTTTGCAAGCCATGATTGAGATGCAAGCAAGCCGAGTTTTGTTTGCCCGGTTTGCCGAAGAGCTTGAGGGCCAAGGTCTTGACCCAGCTTTGTCATCTGAAATGGATCGCTTGTTTTCGCTCATTGACAAGTTTAAGAACATCTCTGACACTCGGGATCTCATGCGGATTGAGGTTGAGGCAAGAGGTGGAGCCGGCGTCCTTTCTAGATTGTTTGGAAGCAAAGCAGGGGAATCAGCCAAGCAACTTCCTGGCGGGGGTATGAACGCTAGTCGTACTGATCAGTTTATTTCCGATGTAATCAATATTGGCGAATAATGGTGTATGCTAAGTTCCCCTACTAAAGGATGTACGATGAACAACTCGCATAACTCCATAGAAGAACTTGACCCATATCAAACTGCCGAGCAGCTAGTAAAAATGGCCATTGACTTAGGTTCAGATACTTTAAGCATGACTATCAATGATGTATCAAAATCATTAGTTGAAGCAGCCCACTTGATTACTCATCTTGCCGATGAATCAAACCACTATCGTTTAAAGACTCAAGTAGTGGTCAATGTAAACGGGACAGATCTACTGGTTGACCAAGCAGTGGTAGACAAGCTGTTTGCTTCTACTGTTCAGAATCTCATTACTAATGCCCTGAATGAAACTACGGTCTGATGGATACTGACGCTTCAAAGCAGGCAATGATTAACGCCCTGACACAACGTGTTGAGCAACTTGAAGAAGTGTTACAAAGTATTCTTCCCCCAGCAATGTCGTATTACTCAGAAGAGTTATTTGCTGCTGGGTGGTTGACTGGTTTAGAGAAAGAACTACCCCAGCACGTATCATCTATTGACAAGGCCGCTACTCTTCTTGGTATGATACCTGTATCGTGGCATTATAAGGAAGAGAACTCGATTTGGCACACAACTTGGAAAAAGTACCCAATTACGTCTACCAAGACCGACGACGTTTAGCTTCTGCTATTTTTTTAACTACCATTGTTTCAGTATCTAATTCTTTTTCAAAGAACGGAACTGGTTGGCCTTTCTTATCTACTTTTGGATTCTTTTTTATCCTAACAACTGGACCACTTGTACTTGGAAAACTACTTGACATTTTGGGTGAAAAAGATGTTTAAAGAAATTAATAACAACTAATGGATTGGCTTGAGCAATCTGCTTGCCGTGGTAAAAATGTTGACATGTGGTATGCGCCACTAGATGCATCAAACCCTAATGATTACTACGCTGTAGGTAAAACTGCTTGTAGAAATTGTTCTGTGTGGAAAGATTGCATGAAGTTAGGTGCAGAAGAAACATGGGGCATGTGGGGCGGACTAACACCACAAGAACGTAGAGGCACAGTAAAACTTCAACACGGAACACTTGAGAGTTACCGAAAAGGTTGCCGGTGTACTTCGTGTATTGATGAATCAATTGCTGCTATGGACTACATCATGCCAATAGTTCTTCCTTCTCGCGGAGAAACTTTTGATGTAAAGTCCCTGCTCTACGCACTAATTAATCCTTGATGTAGGGAGTTACCGTCATGAGATGGTAACATATGTGTATGGCCCTACCCCCAAAGTAGGGCTTTTCCATATCCCCTATCAAGGAGAAAACTATTGCGTAAACTTACCCTCACGAGTGCAGTCATTGTGGGCGCTCTACTACTCACAAACTGTAACGGAACAGTAAGGACACAAGAAGTTCCAATCTCAGTAACTACCACAACAATTACCCCACAAACAACTACATCCACGACATCCACGACAACAACAACAACCACGACTACTACCACAACGCTTGTTCCATTAGGTTCTAAGTGTGAGGAACTTGCCCCCATTGCCGTACAGGCTGGCTGGCCCCAAGAACTACTCCCTGAACTTCTTCGTGAAGTGTGGTCTGAGTCACGTTGCCAAAATGTTATTGAAGGTCACCCGCAATGGAATGGCCACGACAGAGGACCCCTCCAAATCAACCAAGTTTGGCTTGATGATATTGAGGCAAAGTATGGCACTTGGGAAGTGGTTAACGACCCGCACTACAACTTTGCTTGGGCTTGGGAAATGTACAAATGGTATGACGACCACAGGGGCTGTGGATTCATTCCGTGGTCACGTCCGTGTAAATGAGGGAGAACAAAATGAGGGTATTTCACAAATGGTTCATAGGTGTCGCTTTGGCTTTCGTTGTTCTAGTTGTCGCTACATGCGGAACTGATGGCGTGAAAGTCAATGCCGAGAAGCCTGTAAATACCGTTGCGCCCATTGACCTTTCGGGAGTCAACTGGACCGAACTCGCCCGCTTCATGTATGGCAGGTGTGGCGAATACCACGACCTCGCCATTTCTGTCGGATGGACCGAGGCTCAATGGAAGAAGTTGAGTTTTGTCATGTATCGAGAATCCAGGTGTAATCCGATGTCGTTCAACAAGACTGACCCCAACGGCGGAAGTCGTGGGCTCATTCAGATCAACGGATATTGGTGCAAGAAGAACAAGTACAACCCAACTGGTTGGCTTCAGGCTAAGGGGATCCTCAACACCTGTGAAGATCTCTTCGACCCCGCCACCAACCTTCGGTCTGGGCTAGCGATGTGGAACTACAGCCAACAACGGAACAAGTGCGGGTGGCAACCGTGGGCAACGCGCTGCTAGAACTACGGGCTTGGGAAATGTACAAATGGTTTGACGACTATAAAGGTTGCGGGTTTATACCTTGGACTCGTAGTTGCAAGTAATTGCGTTACTGCCCTTAACTGTGTAGTATGTACTAAGAATGAAAACCCTTACAAAAGGACAACAAATGGATCTCAATAACATTGGAGGAACATCTGAAGTAGCGGAGCTACTGGGATGCCCTAAGCAACAAATTCACGCTTTGCGCAAGCGAGCTAACTTTCCAAAGCCAATTAAAATCTTGGCTGCAACGCCCTTGTGGAACTTAGATGACATTAGAAACTTTGCTACTACATGGATTCGTAGAACACCAACAAGTAAGTAATATGGATAGCAGTTCCTTACCCGCAGGGTATTATCAATGCCCCCAATGCAACAATGGGATTGAGGTGCACGTACCTTTGGTTACAGCACCCACCCATTGTTGTGGGGTAGGTAAAAAGACGTACACAATGCAACTTGTTGAAGGACACAATGAAACTAGGAATCGCATCAGGTGATTGGCAAGCCCCGCTTAGTCCCGAAGAGAACCACCGATGGGGTGGATCAGGATGGGCACGAATTGGCCAATACTTAAAGTACCTACCTGAAGATACAGTCATAGGTACATTGGCCTGGAACAACGAAGATCACTTTGTAATTATTGATCACCTCACAAAAGAGCAATGTGAAGTTGACACCATCCTCATGCAACGTTTGATGCATGGAGGTATCAACGAACACATTTCTCAAGCCCAAGCCTACGGTCAAAAGTTTATTAATGATATTGACGACTGGTATTGGGGAGTATCTCCTTCCAACAAAGCGTTTAACCACAACCACCCTCAAGTAAACCCTAATGAAAACATTAACCATTACAGAGGGACCATTGCTAAATCAGACATGGTGCTTTGTAGCACTCCTTACTTGCAAGATCGTTTACGTGATTTGGTAAAAGGTAAAATGATTCTGCTAGAAAACACCATTGATCTATCTAGGTTTACACAACACATTGACTCCGGAGACACAGCCCCAACTGTTGGTTGGGTAGGTAGTACCGCTCATAGAAGTGGGGACATTGAAACGCTTCGTGGTGTACTAGACGTAATGGCAAAACGTGGTGACATCAAGCTTTATCATGGTGGAAACCACATGAGCTATCCAACCTTTGCATCTCTACTTAACGTTTCAGACGAATTAGTTTCTACGGCCCCGCTACACCCTATTGAAACTTACGCAACGCTCATGTCCATGGACATTGGGATCATTCCGTTACGTGATTTCCCGTTTAACCGTTGCAAGTCAGATATTAAAGGTATGGAGTATGCAGCTTCAGGCATTCCTTTTATTGCGCAAAACTTAGATGCTTACGTAAAACTTAATGAACAGCTAGGTGTTGGCAGGGTAGCTAAGAAACCTGCTGATTGGATTAAACACTTGAAACAACTGATTGCTGATCCGGAGTTACGCAAAGAAGAGGGAATGCGCAACAGAGAAGCAATTGCATCAAGAGATATATCTTTTGGTGCTAAACGATTTGTTGATGCAATTAACAGCCTGTAGGATACACACTATGAACGAGACCCTTGTTGTATCTGCATTAGTTGACCTCCCCCAATTAAAAGAATGGGGAGATGGAAGATGGCGTGTAAAAGCAGCATGCGCTAACAGCGACACCGAAAAGTTCTTCCCTAACAGAGATGGGGTTGACGCTGCCATGATTGTTGCTCAGGCACAGCTATGTTGTGCTACATGCACAGTGCGTAAAGAATGTTTAGAGTTTGCGCTAACTAACAAGCTTAAGTATGGTATTTGGGGTGGGGTAACCCCTCGGAATCGCCGTGGCTTAGAGCTAGAGCATGCTGAAGAAGCATCAAAGCTGACAGCAACCAGCCTTATTAAAACATTGCGTAAATTAAAAGACGCAACTCCTTTAAAAACCTCAGCAAAAATGATGAATTTGGATTTAGATGAGTTTCGCACTCTTTTATCTCAAAACAAATAACTACATTTCTTTTTGAAGGCTGTCAGGGTTGTACCCGATGTCTTCAAGGAATCCCCGTAATCTGTTAATCTCTGCTCGCATAGCGTGGTACAAATGTTGACGCTCAATGTTCTCAATGAGCGACACCTTCTCTAAATGTTCAGGATTGCAGCAAAGGGTGTTGCGACATAAGTGGTCTAGTGTCTCAACCTTAGTAAGGGAGACATGCATGTGTTGTTCGTACGACCACCGGTGAGCTTGGAAAGCTTTGTTTCCAACGTACATACGGCCATACCCTTTATCAACAGGGCCAGTCCATGTCCAACAGCCATCATCTTGCTTTTTGATGTGTTTCCAGAACTTATCTTCTGGGAGCTTTGATTTATCAATAATATGCATGCGTCCATCGCGTTGCATTTGTTTGTAGTGAGCTGCGCACAACCCTTTGGCTACAGCTTTTTCGTTACATACTGGACCTCTACACATGTACATACTAATCTCCTTGGACGGCGCCACAATTGCGCAGACACATAGTCTAACCCAGGTTCGCCCCTTACCCCATAACAATCAGCACGGATGCATGTTTTGTGCTGTATGGGGCAGGGGGAGGAAAGATCCCGACAAGAAAGGGTAGATGTCAGGCCCTGGCTTCTTTCCTTACGTCCTTTGTTTGTAGTTTTCCGTCTTTCTACGGAGTTCAACTGGGTGGCCTAGTTTTGCTAGATGCCTAATTCTTTGATAAATGGTTTGGTGGCTACGCTCAAGCATGTTAGCAATGTTAACTGCACGCTCCCCGTTATTCCAGCTCGCAATGAGTTTCTCATCTTCTTCCCTCGTCCAATGGCGTGATTGACGCTTTTGACTTCCGTAGATTGTAAACATAAATCGCTCAGGATCTACGTCATACGCATTGGCTATAAGAGTTAAACCAATCTTTGGATCAAGGTGTCCGTCAATCATCAACTTAAGGATTACCTTAAGATCAAGGGTTGCTACAGTTTCATATTCGCATTCCATGGTTTCCTCTTTCACTTAACTCGTAGTTGCGAGTATGGGGTTTTGTTGGTGACTGACTCAGCTACATCAGCTGTAATCTTGCCTAAGCTAAAAGCAGCATCAAACAACTGAGTCTTAACTGCTGGCTCAGTGATCTGTTTAAACACTGCAGGAGACACCAGCTTCTTCAATGTCTCAATGTCAAACGAGCGACGCTCTGCCTGAACTAAAGAGACGACTTTGCCGTCTACTTCTACCTTGTCAAGAGACTCACTAAGCATCGCCGTCTTAAGTTCTTCTTCAAGACCCTTAAGTAACGTTGCCCATGAGTCTGCTTCTTTCTTTGCAGCTAAGTAACTTCTTACTGTGGTTTCCATATTGTTTGTCATGATGATAATTTACCTTCTCTCGCTAGTTGTAACAACTTTTCTAATGAACAATCAGGCCCAAGTACCACTACAACAACCTGATTTGGTTGCGGGCCACTAATTACTTTTGGTTCTACCGAACCAACTAACTTAAGTTGCTTAGGAATAATGAACGTGCTACCAACACCCTCAATATCCACAAGCATCTTTCTCTGTTCCGGGTGTCCATCGGGCATAACGTCAGGGTCTACGACTTCAGCCATAAGCCCCTTGTATGGCCCGCTTGAAACCTCCACGGACATTCCTTTTCTTAAGGCTTTTGCGCCTACCATTTTGTTACCTTTCTGTGGGTCACACTACTGTTGGGAGTACGTTTAATGTAAAGAGGAACTCATCGAGCACCTCTAGAGCGTCGTGTGTCTCGTCGCTGTTGTCAAACTTTGCAGAGTCAAGCAAGTGCTCAAGAGCCTTGATTTCGTCACTGCTAAAGATGACCACAGTAATGGGTCCACTGTTTTCTGATGATTTGATAATTGTCATTGTTTTCCCTTTGTTTGTTATCGGTATGTGTTAATAAGACTGTCTTGTATTTCTTCTAGCAAGTATTCACCCTTGCCATCTACTATTTCCCCCGCAGAAAACGCCTTGCTTTCTAACAGGCCCCATAACCGCTCATCAATTGTCCATGAGCCATCAATACTGGCCAAGCAAACTTCTACTGTTACATCGTTTATCTGGCCAATTCTGTGGAGCCTATCTTCTACTTGTGTTAGATCACTGGGTGACCAAGGTAATTGTGTGATTAATACATGGTGGTTTCTGCCATCACCATGCAATGTCAACCCAACACCAACTGACTTGATCTGTCCAATCATTACTCGTGCTTCACCACTATTAAAAGCACGTATAGATTCTGCTTTCATGTTGTCATCCATGCGACCGTTGAACTCAACTACACCGTACTTACTAAGTTCCTCACTCAGGCTTTCCATGACATCATGATGCTCAGCAACTATAAAGAGCCCATGGTCTTCTGGCAAGGTCTCTTTAAATAACTCTTTTGCACGTTCTACTACCCCCTTTACTTTGCACGCCCCTGCTAGCTTCCGCATAGTAGTGAGCTTTACTAACGCTTCATTACGCATTGCGCCACGCCACTCTTTACCAGCCCCTGCTAAGTACGCGACTAAATCCTCTTCAGCAAGTAAATAATCTTTGACGGGCTGACCTCTTCCTTCAATATGGACACCAGCACGACCTTTGTTGGGCAGGTCTAGCACATCATCTCTTTTAAGCCGCAGCATAAACGATGAGATCATCGCTGCATTGAGCCCAAGAGAGTCAACGTTGGCACGCTTACCAAACTTATTGCGCTTACCATTACCATCTAGCTCCACCGGACAGTAGTAGTTCCAAAAGACACCCTTACCACCAATGGCTTTCCAAGCTTCGTCACCAAGTATTTCTATTTGAGCACCCATCTCCATGTTCCTACCATTGGGGGTAGGTGTACCAGACATAAGTATCTTGAATCCGCTTATTGTCTTAGATATCTTTATGACTGCTTGTGTACGCCTGGCAGAGATGTTCTTAACACGGTGAGACTCATCAACAACAAGAGTCTTGAACCTACCTAGCAACGACAATGGGTCATCTGCTAACTCAGGTGTCCAATTTGCTATTACTGAATCTCCAATGATGTACACATCGGCTAAGGGAAGATCTTTAGGATACGATCCCCTAAGAACTTCCACAGTCAAGTGTGGGGCAAACTTCTCTAACTCTTTTACCCAAGTTAAACGCAAGGACGGTGGGACGACTACAAGGGCTGGGGATTCACCCAACTCTTTTGCTCTGCTAATAACTTCAATTGCACATGCTGTTTTGCCAAGGCCCATGTCAAGAGCTAAGTAAGCCTGCTTCTTGTCCATGACAAACTCAACGGCTGCTTCTTGGTGAAACATTAACGGAGTAGGTACCACCGCTTTCATCACTCTAACTCCTCCTCGTCGCCGTAGTAATCTTTTTCTTCTCGGTATCTATCGTCTGCCCGTTGTTCAGCGTCGCAACCGCAACATGGTCTGTCTTCGCATTGGCACATCTTTTTCTCCTTAATTAGTTGTTGATGAACTCATCAGGAACTTGCACTGTAGTAGTCCAACCACGATTGGATCGCCATTGCATGTACATGATGTTTTTAATTGCAGTGAATAGTGCGACAAGGAACATTGCTATACCTACACCCAAATACACTTTGTTTGATTCAATTACTAACAACCGCCCAATTGTTATCACCATTAGAAAACTAATAACAACTTGTTTGATAACTGCTCGCTTAGGCGAAACCACTAAATTTCCCACAACTCTACCTCGTTTCTTTTTACAAACTCGTAAGCTTTATTAAAAGCGTTAGTACTTAATTCTTGCGTTGCTTGCTCATGGCAATTGCATCCATCGTGTTCGTTGTCTGCTTCAGAACAATCTTCTTCGTACTTGAGGTCATCATACCCATAAGTTTCATAAAACACCAATATGCCTCCAATCCAAACGTGCGCACCACCAAACCCCATACCCCACTCTTCATAACTATTAATGAAGTGCAGTCGTGGAAACTTAGATGATACGTACGACCAGAAGTTGTTTTCAAATGGCCCCCATGCGGTTTCGTAGTTAAACGATAATGTTTTAGATGTTTCTCCTAATTCATGCCGTTCAAAACACCTTGTCTCACAATCACCCCATTTGGTACCCCACTCGGCATTTGCCCATTCATAACTGTTCTTGTGTCCAGTTATTTTTAGGCACAACTCTTGATGCTCTTTTATTAGCTGATCTTTTTCAAAAGCCAACTCAAGAGTAAAGGGATGCTTGTTGTACTTCTTAAGCTTTACAGGGTCCCTTGTAAGTACCGCTGGCATCTTTTTTAAGTTTGTCAAACTTGTTGTGCCATCTTTGTTTGTGACTTTTAAAAGAAGCTTTTCGAGCTGCTTCTGGTTACCTCTTATGACTGTTGTGTTGTTACACCAGTTGGGCATGTTTCTCCTTTGTTATTGGACCTGACCACGATTGAGCCATGGCGTTTACCATCTTTCTCTGTACTCAAAGTCCTCGGGTGGTTCAGGCGGTTCGTTAAGCATTCTCCAATAAGAATCAACGCAGCTGTCATAGTGGCTACTATCACGCCAATCGCCTTCGTCTAGACCGGGGTTCTCTTTTAAGAACTCGTCTAACCCCTCCCAGTAAGAGTCTGTGTCGTTGTATAACTCACAGGCATTTTCAAAATCATCTGCTGCTTTGCACATGTCTTGAAATGGTTGTTCAAGCCATGCGTCGTAGTTAGTACCCATTGATGTATATACTCCATTCCTCGTCTGTCATGTTGTCACGATTACGTTCTGAACAACCCCAACACTCACCAGTATCTGCATCATGATCTATACGACTAGAGGCAACATACTTTTGCCCACAATCGCACATACCTAATTCAGTATCGTCGTAGTTAGCGCCCATTACTCACTCTCACAGTCGTGTCCGTATAGCCATTCGGCATGGTCAATTTCATTAGTGTGATCAAAGATCCGATCACATTCAGCACATTTGTCAACAAGCAGATGACCCCACCCGTCACAGTGAGTGCATTCAACGTAGTCTGTTACTCCATTCCACGTGCCACCATGGCCCTTACAGTCAGGGCACATCTTTTTAGTTGTAGCAATAGGGCTACCCATTCTTTTTCCTCGCTTTTGCACTCAGGGTCATTCCAACCCATGCCCAAATTCTCCATTCTTCTTGGGGCAACAAACCACCATTCTCTTTGCCACCCCATTGCTCTAATGCTTCAAGCACACCACAGTCACTACAGATTTCTGTCTTGTCATCTGTGCGGCTAATGGCACCCGGGTACTGCCCACGCTCGGAAGCGTTGGGCACAGCACCTAGGCACCTTGGGCAGGTATGGTCAGGGAACTTTTCACTCATGCTTTTACTCCTAATTCGTTGATTGCGTTGACGTACGCGATAGCAGACAACTCTTCTAATTGCTTGGTTGCTGCTTCAATGATTTGCTTTAGGGTATCAACAAGGTTGGGGCCATCGCAGTGTTCCTTGAAGAATACATTTACCGTGTGATCTCCTGCATTTAATTGCAATGTTCTAAACGGCACAGCAGAAAGAACGGGGTCTGTAAAGTCCCCAAACTCCATGCTCACTCTGCTATCACCACGTAGGTGAACGCTTGTTGATGTTCTTGTGTAGTCGTAACTCATTTTGTTTCCTTTGCTGTTTTTATTAGGTCTGATGCAAGCTCTTGCAATTCTTCAATTTTTTGCATAACGTTTTCAACTGCTTCGTTGATGGCATCTGCTAACGCCCCAACGCCAGTCTCATTCATAATTTGTAACTCTTCATCTCTTGGGTGCAGAGCCACGGTTAATTTACCGTCGTCATTCTGAATATGCAAATACATAACGATGCGCTGGCGCTTGGGATGTTGTGAAGGACGAATGTCATTAACATTGTCAGGGTCGTCAACGGGTGCACCCCAACCTCTAATGGCCAGTACTGCTCCATGAGCAACGCCATATGTTGCTACTGCGTCCATTAAGTCGTATGGGTTGTCAGCTTCAGCAACAACACACGGCTCATTGTCTTTCCATACGCCTAGATCCCATACGGTTGCTGGGGCGTTGTCCCAACCCTCGTATTCTTTAAAGTACATTTCATCAAAGGCGATGAAGTCTTGCTCATTCATGGTGGTTCTCCTTATTGTTGGTTTATTGGACTGCGGCACTATTAAAGATGTTGCTGTACTAACTAAATGGGTCAGCCCATTTTCTTTGTTCTTGCTCTGACAGTGATGCATCCATCACATTCTCATAATCAACATAATAAGTTGATATGAGTTTGTCAATGCGATCAAGCCTTTTGCGTAAGTTTCGGTTGCGTAACAACCTCCACCAAGGTGTTTCAATTAGGACTGTTTCTACTAATGAAGCTTCAATGCGAGCCTCATAGAGTTTTTGCGCTAAGAACTTATTGTTCAACATGTTCCTCCGGTGAATCTATTCCGCACTTGGGACAGTACGAGTCATACTCATGGTCACATGGATCGTCGTAAGGTGCTGGTAACTTAGGCATCTGTGCCAACAACTTACTGACTACTCCACGAATATCCAACAAGACATCAGCAACTTCTGATACAGGGGTCATGCTATGGCCTGCATTGTTTTCTAATGACTTATCAACCATTGCCATTACTTCTAAACAAACAGCGATAGTGGCAATTGTTTCAAACGATTGAAATTTTGTTATGGTGTCGCTCATTATTTCATAGCTCCATAGAACACACCGGCGTAGCCAAGCAGAAACTCCGAGACAAGATAATCAATCTCAATTGTTGATCTACTTTCGCTGTAGTCTGTCATGTCTTCTACAAACACCATGTAAAGCAAGATGATGTCTGAGATATCTTTTCGTGGATTTTCATTGCTTTTATCCACTCCGTATGGCACGTCTCGCTCTCCAAGCTTTACACCTCTTTCAAAAGCTTTCTCTGCTAGCGTTTCCAATGTGGGGTCTGGTCTCATAGGTCATCCTCTGTTTCTTTGTCATTGGTTTCGTCATCAAACGGCAACACTGTTTCAGGTCGTGGAAGTTCTATATAACCTCCAAAGATATCCCTGACGTAGGTGCCGTTGGATAGGTAACTGTATGTTGGTTCTTCTGTTGTCATTCTGCCTCCGTAGTTACTAGGTCATGCTTGTGGTCTAACCACATTTTGAATGGTGGGTAAAGGCCAGCAATACGCTCTAATGCTTTCTCAGGTACTGAATGGCTATCCCCATCGTAGACGCCATTGGCATCAAGCGCCCCAACGATTACACAAGTACCTACAAGCACTTGTCCAAACAATGCTGTGGCAATTGGGTTGATGTCAAGCCCTAATAGCAAGCCCTCGTCATGTACATAACCAACGATCTCTAAGTCGCTGTTATGCACACAGTCAAACCAACCTCCGACTGCATTGTTGAGGTACTCACCGATACCACTTTCTTTGGTATGCAGGTTGACCCCTACCACATTGTCTGTACCAATTTGAATGACCTTGATCATTTGTTTTCCTCCTTGATTAATAGGTGAGATTGGACGGAGACCAGGGCTCGGATGAGCGCCGTCTTTTGTTCTTCAGTTAAAGGTTTAGCCATGGTGTCATTCCACTCTGCTTCACACAAATCAGGGCCGTAGTACTCTTCGTAACGGCCCAACAATGTGCAACGCTCACACTCAGAGATAACTGATTCCTCAGGTTCCGGTGCTTCATTGGCAATGCTCCAAAGCATTCTTTCCTCAGCTGTTTTGTTTTGAGACAATCGATATTGATAGTCTTTCTCAATATCTGACTCCACACAAGAACATGGGGTGGAACCAATGAACCACCTCATGTCTTTCACTAATGAACGCAACACTTTCTTTTTGCTGTTGTTGAACATGCTTCCTCCTATTTGTTTTTCTCTGATAAAGACAGTAAGGCTGCTTCTCTGGCAAGTGCTTCAGCTTGCTGCATTAACTCTTGCGCTTCTCTAGCCAAGTTCATGCTCTTGCGCATCAAATCACCTACAGCACCACAGCCACCATGATCTATAGACCACTTGAGGCTAAGGGATGCTAACGCAATTGGCAACTCTCCTTGATAACGACTTTCATCGTCATCATCAGAAATAATTTCTACTTTGTTAGTAGCAAGATCCCAACATCCAAACTCAATGGTGTTATGGTCACTTACAACTGCAAGCATGATGATTTGAGATACAACTTCACCTGTATCGGGGTCACGCTTACGGGCGGGCACAAAGAAGCCAAAGCTTTCTTTTGGAAGCCTGTCAGTTTCGTGACACAAGTTTGCTATAAATGCGTATGAGTCACCCTCATACTCTTCTTTCTCCATTGACGAGATCTCTGGAAGAAACTCGTCATCTAGAGATAAAGGAACAACACTGGCCCAAAGATCATCAAACGGATCGTTGACTTTGTTGCCAATGTTGTTACTGAAGTGTTTCCACAAATCGTGGATTGATTTATTAGTAGCCATAGCCTCTTCCTTGTGTTAATTGGACCGCATCACGATTGTGATGTGGGTATTAGTACTCCAACCCGCGAGTAAGCTTTACGGGCAACTTGTCACCACGGGCAACTTTCTTGAGAGCCTCAACAGTCTCTGCGACGTCGTATGTCATGTGAATGCCATGTTTACGAACAATGCTGATGCACTGCTTGGTCAATTCTGTGCGCTGCTGGTCACTCTGACCGTCAGTCACATAACCATCGCATAGCCAGATGAATGGCTCACTCTTCCTGCGCATTGATAGTGCAAACGCCAGTGCAGGTCCATCTACACCATTGCCACCGTTACCTCTGCGTACATTCTTGACAACCTTGCCACGATCAGCAAGCACCCAGATGTTGGGCTCATCAGTAGTTGAACCAGTTGAATGGCTGTAACCAATAACTACACACCCAGGCGAAGCCTTGATGATTTGCCACAGGTCATCAGTATCCAACTGCATTGAACCGGATTGGTCAATCAAGATGACGCCACCAACGCCCCGAATGGTCTTGTCAAACACTCGCTGATCAGGATCAGTGAGCATACGACTGATGCGTCGTGGAGCTTTACCAATGTCAGTAGCTACACGACGACGACCGAGACGACCAGCGACCCGTTCAGTCAAAGGGATCTTGTCAATGATAGGGACTGCAAACCCTGTATCACCACCGATACTAACTTCCTCACCGTGTATGCCATCACTAGCTTTACGCTCGGCTTTGGACCTGGTAACCATGCGTGACAAGTCACGAGCTAACGGTAGTGTGAATGCCCGATAACCCTTAGGCACAGACGCATACTCAGTTGAAGTCTCACCATCGTCATCCTCTTTGCTAGACACTGCAATTGAGTACGGCTCAGTGCTGGCAATACGGCTGGCATGCAGACGATTCCATGAACGCTCGTGTCTCGCACAAACTTTCTTGACATCCTTGGCAAACTGGTACATATTTGCGTCAGCACCAGCGTCAACTGCTTTCTTGATACCTCGCATAAACGCAGTGCATGCTTTAGTACCGTAGGTCGCAGAGACCATACGCATGATGCCCATGAGGTCCTGACCATTGGTAAGAATCTCACCTGAAGTCTGCTCACTGCCATCTTTGAGCATGTCCGTGTCAAAGCCAAGACGCTTTGCCAAGTAATTGACACGCAACTCCTCAGCTGACTCAACAAGCTCGGGGTGGATAGTGTCTGCCCAGTCAAGCGGAATAGCAGGCCCAATCTCAGGAGAGACCTTGGCATGCAATGCTTCATGAGCACGGATCACACGTGACAACTGGTCAGTACCCATTGGAACTTTCATGCGCCGATTCTTGATGTCAGTGAATGCATCACCACGCTGTGCTGATGCAGACGTGACATTCCACGGAGTATCGTTAGACAGGTCATCTCTGTCTAGCCACTCAGGGAACACACTGACAAGCTTTGGCTTTGGCTTTGGCTTATCTGTTTTATTGCTCATATCCCTCCTCAGGGTGTAGTGGGCAGGACGGCGGCACAATTGAATGCGCCACCGTCCCACCCGATTGGTTACTTAGGCATTAACGCTGTTGACTTTGATGGAGTCAATAATCCCCATCCACATGTCGTTGAATACGAGCTGTGCTGCACGCTCGTCACCCAACACCTTGCGCACTTGATCGAAAGCCTTCCAAGTACGCAAAGAGATGCGGCGGTCATTGTCAAGGTCACACGACAATGCCGCAGCCGAACGAATGTCCTCTGACAAGAATGTCAAAGCGTCCGGGTGGGGGCAATTGATGCGCACGACAAGTGGGAAACGATCCTTGAGGGCAGTCGGGAGTTCCCGCATGTCCTCAATGTTGGTCGTCATAACTGCTGAGAAGCCGGCATTGGGCTTGACTGTACGGTCATTCTCGGGGTGCAAGAATGATGCAGACTCAGGGCTGTCAAGCATGCTGAGCATGAGTGACAACACGTCGCCAGATGCACGGTCAATTTCGTCAATGATGACGCGACCGCCGACAGAGCCATTGCCTTCCCAAGCACGAAGTACTGCGCCGTCGTGCCATTTCCATGTGCCACCACCGGTGGGCATGAAGTGACCAGTGATGTCACTACTGGTCATGTCTTCATTACAGATCAAGCGATGTGCTCCACCTGCAATGTTGCCCATGGTGAGGCCTGCAAACGTTTTGCCAGTTCCTGGCGGCCCGTGCAGAATGATGCGGTCAACGCCAGCCGTAAGCAAGTCTGATACGTCTGCCCAGCACTGGGGTAGGTTTGATGTGGTCATGTTTTCCTCTTCCTGTTTGTTTTGTGCGTTAAAGATGCGCACCCCCTTTTATTAGATGGCATTACAAACTAGACAGCCGCCCGATTGAACGAGCGGCTGTCCTACTTACCTTGACTTGTTAAGGTCAGGCGATGTATTGGCTAACACTCTTATAAGTGCTAGCGTTTACAAACTCTTCCTCACTGATGTTAAGAATCGCAATCGCGTTCTCAATCTCTTGGATCTCCCGTGTGCTGATGTTCCTAGGGAAGTCTGGCATTTCAGGGCGCTTGAACTTTTTTGCGTCCAACTGGAAGCTTATTGAAACACTTCGGGTATGCCCATACATGTAATTACTTATGTCCACGTGGGATACCTTGAGCTTTCCTGAAACAATTGCTTCAAGTATTGTTGCTTCAAAGGCCTTAAGTGCATCTTTGTGTGCTTCTCCAGCTTTTTCGTACGCTGCCTTGGCATCCAGACGCTGCTTCAATGCTTTCTGAAGTGCCTTGATTAAGGCAACACGCTTGACTTTGATGTTCATTGGTTTTCCTCTTCCTTGTGAGCTGTTGTAGGTCGCTCTTCACCTAATAATTCTCCCCTGAACAGGAAGAAAAGAAAGAAAGCCACACCAAAAAAGATGAGGCCGACCTCAAAAAGGTCATTGAGTAACTCAATCATTGAGCAACCTCCGTTTGTCCCTGGCTGGTGGGTTGGCTTTACGCTCAGCCTTACACCAGCACTTTCCACCACATCCATTATCTGAGTGGTCTTTCCATCCCTGTGACTGTGACCAGCCCCAGGAATTCTTATTTCGTATTGTTCTGCTCATGTCCCCTCCTTATGGGGTGTTGGACGGCGGCACGATTACATCGCACCGCCGTCCGTTGTTAGTTACTTTGAAGTTCTTCAGGAAACTCACTGAAGCCGGTAAACCAGCCCCAGAGTTCGGGTAGAACTTTGGCGCACTCTTCCAAGGAGTTATACCCCTTGCAATGCGCCTCCCCTGCAAGCATGGGAGTGTCGTCACTGGGCAGGTAACCGTTTTCTTGGCGGTACATCTCCCTGATGTCTTCGGGTGCATTGCTGCCCGTGAACATTCGTGGCTTGACAGCCATGAACATCCATTTTGCACTATCCCGATCCCACATGATTTGAACCGCCGGAGGTGGCAGTTCAAACCCCTCGGGAAGCCCGTTGAATCCGTCACCGTCAGACATTACGTGCCTGACGCTGACGGCGAGCCTTGAGACGAAGATGCGCAGCAAGGCTCTGCGAATCTACATTAGGCACAACTGCCTTGGCTCTACGCACTACATCACGGTTGATGATGCGGTGCAACGTGTCGTCTTCCGGAGTCAAACCCCATGTAGGGGCCCACTTCCAGAAGTTCTGGTTTGACTGGATGTCAGTCTCGTCACCGAGACTTTCAGCCACTAACTTACCAAGCAAGGAATCCATTATAGATTCTCCCTCTCTGTTTACTATATCCACACGGTGTGGAGTGCCCCCGGCAGGATTCGGACCTGCGACCTACGGATTAGAAGTCCGTTGCTCTATCCACTGAGCTACAGGGGCTGGGGCTAGAACCCGTCTGTCATAGACAGCATTTCTAGAATCGGGCTCGCTACTAAAAAGTCACAGATGTTTTTATGCCCCTCTATGACTAACACTGGTTCTCCATTTTTGAGAACCTTGTATTCGGTATATTGCACGTCAAACTCATTGACGTGCCAATTAAAAGTGAGATGTATGTCCCACTCTCCTTGTGGGTGGCGTGCTACAAGAGCACGCTTCACCTCACTCATCACGGTGCACCACGTGGTTGATAAAACTCTCAACCATGCGCTGCTGCGCAAGTGTCAATTTGCGACAGTCAAACACACCGGGTTGCCCCAGCATGTCTGTCTCAATGTCCGACCAATAATCTTTCTCATTGGAAGTTATGAGAATATGGTTTGAGTACGCCATAGCGCCACACTCAAACCATTCGTCAACCATGGCGTGTGCCATTTGTTTGGCACCCGCTTGGTCCTGTATGTCATACGTGACGCCTGATTCGGCAGACGTCAATTCGTTTTCATAACGAATTTCTAACGTAATCAATGGTCTTTCCATTATTACCCCTCCTTGGGTTGTTCCTCTCATTGAGGCTTTTTGGACGCCAGCACGATTTTTGGTCGTGCTTGTCCTAGTGGGGCTGAGGGGAATCGAACCCCTGAGACACTTTCGTGATCCTGTCTTCTGGCTTTTAGTTAATTAATAACAAGCCGCGACTCGGTAATTGAAATTGTTGTGCTCTACCGTACAACCCCCAGTGGCATACTGATAAGCCATTTGCCTTGTGCATGCCAGACAAGGACATAGTACGCAGGTTGCTTATCAATCCTGACCCGTCACTATCGGCACGGTGCAGCCGTTTGGCAATGGTGCAAGTATTTCGAGACCCATGCATGAACGTATCCATGCACTTCGTGCTATTGCCAAACTTTCCCTCAGGCTACTGCTGTCACAGTAGATGGCATATCTGACAGGATATAACATCAATCCACGCTTGCCCGTACATTATCCGGGATTCGCATACACTAAGTGTTACCTGAGGTACTCGGTGGAGGGAAGAGGAATCGAACCTCTTAGGAGAGTGCGTCCGGACGTCTTTTGCGCCCCGCGATGACTCTGGCCTGTGCAACCAGCATTCTCCCCCCTGGGGGTGGCCTTTTTACATCGGCCAGGATGTTCCGTCAGTCAAACGGACTGAACTGCGACGACGTATCGTCACAGCGAAACGCAAGGTCTGCTGCGTACAGTTTGTCTAAATCGACGCTTTGACGAGCTGCCTTGATGACACCCTTTCGGGTCTCACGCAGCAATTGCCGCTCAAACTTACGAGCCAAGCGTTGTTCCCGCTTGTATTCACGAACCTGGCGGTACGTCGTTGCAACCGACATTGTTTCCATTATTTACCTCTTCCTTTTAAACTCCCACTCGGTGTGGAAGATCAATTTGGACGGCGACACGGGCGCCGAGGCGCCCAGTCAAGCCAGTCCGAGAATGGGCACCTGTAGCGCCAAAGGGGGATATGTCGCTTTATGGGGCAGGTGCTACTCCCAATCAGACCTCATATGCTGATTAGATGGTGCGAACCAAGTGATTTATTTGTGGAACTTCCCCAAGAATGGGGAGTCCGATGGTGTTAAATGCAACTGACCTTTGTGCTGATACGCACAGGCCAGAATGACTGACACCGCAGCCACTTTTTGAGGGTCAAGCTCTGGCCAGCCCTCTGCTTTTGACAGGCCATTGCGATTTTTGATTGCCTTTATGATGAAGGCTTGTTCCCTAGCTGAGAACAAACCCTCAATCTTTTTCCTCTTTTTGAACATGCTGTACTCATTTCTGCCCGCAGGCAATAGGAGGTTCGCACCAACTAATCAACATATGAGGCCATAAGACCTATGGGAATATGGACGGTGCCTCAGTTGCCCGAGGCACCGTCCTCCCGTTTTGATTAGATGGAGGAGGTGACAACGCCCAAGCCCTCTATTAGCCAGAGGTAATCTCTTGGGAGGGCAAGGACGCCATCTCCACAATGGCTCACTATCAGGAACACTCCAGTGATGCCCACCATAGATTGTCCCTCTATAACTGCTTACCTTGCTATGTCGTCCCCACGAGTACCTCTCAGGCTGAGAGGAGTGCTAGGAATTCTGCCTTTTGGGCAGGAGTCCACTTGCCGACGTGCTTCTTGGCGCCATTGAATGACGAGGTGCCAAGTTGGGCATCGGTACGAGGAGTACTCTCACCCTTGGGGGTGATAGCACTCGTCAGTTTGCCAACAGCCTCGGCTGCTGTGCCACGGGCGATAGACGCCCAAACTGACTTACGGTCGATTTCGTCGACCCTCGCCAAGAGGGTAACCAACTGTTGGGGGTGAACCCCAATAGCAGTCTCTCCCTTGAAGAGTTTGCCAACTGCCATAAAAGCGAACAAAGCGTTCGCACTGACAGCGTGCACCTCGGAGACGGCAATGATGGCGTCGAATCGGCCAACCTTGAAAGTCGCCATATGACTCTCGATGGAGGAGACAGCAACGCTGCCCATTTCCAACTGAGCCACAGAGAGGAGACCCATCTCTTCCGTGTGCTTAGAGGCAAGGATCATTGAGTCATTGAAGACCTTATTGATCGTTGCGATTGATACGACATTAGTAACCTCAGTCGTTGGTTGGTTTGCGGTTGCGGTAGCGTTCATTGCTAGGCACCTTTCTGTTTAGGGAATGGAATTTGCTATAACAACTCGCGGGGACTAGATAACAATGGATAAGCAGGGGTCGCAATTTAGAATGAGCTAATTCTCAAACTTTAGCCCTATTTCTAGGACTAAATTACAACTTTGTAGAGGGGCAACCTATGGTAGGTACCACTAGACCCACGAACCACTGTGGAATGTGCTTCTATTCATAGAGTCCTACTGTTTGACAGTCAGGCGAAGAGTATTGCCCCCCTTACGGGGGTACTCACCTCGGAGACACTCTCGGTCGGGGCGACGGTGTGTCCCGTCGCTCACGCTCCCGTTGGGGAGGGGCGTCATTAAAGCACCGAGATGACCTCCAAAGGGTCAGAACCCAGCCCCCGATGACTGCCTAACTACGAAATAGCCCTATTCCGAACTGGGGGGTTACCTGTGGATAACTCTAACCTGTGGATAAGTTAAGATAGCCCTATTCCAATATTCTTCTGTATATCCGTAACTAAGCTAGGTAAGTTGACTAGTCATGATTGGAACTGTCTGGTTGCGCAGCTGACACGGGATATGTACCTAAAAATAAAAGATGTTGGATACTTTGATCAGTTGTCTAAAGACATCCAAGATAATGGGTTATCCACACCCTTGAGAGTTAATGATGGTGTATTGGTAGACGGACACCATAGAGCCATCATTGCTATGGAGTTAGATCTTAAAGAAGTACCAATAGAGTACTGCGGTAAGTTACCCCCAACCTGTGGATAACTATTTATGTTGCAATGCTCCAACGCGCAGGTTGGGCCAACATGTACAAAATATACATCGCCCAACCGTCAAGGGGATAACTGTATTTCTAATCTCGAAGGGTAAGCCTTTCTAACTTCGAGGGGTCGGCCCAACCGTCACATGGATAATGTAATATAGAACTATTCTTAACTAAGGAGTTAACCATGGCATCAGATCACAGGGGACAACCCCTACATGCAGGCAAGCGTACTGACGATGAAATGCATGCAACTCGATTAGCTAAGGTAATACAGACTCATGCAAATAACGCAAATCAAGATGCGGGGGACCCACCCGTATCACTACAGTCGGCACAAGACCATCTTGATGGGTACCGTAATGGCCGACACAGAGATTATGATCCAGAAATTCAGAAAATAAAAACCGTAATAAAAAGTTCTTTTAAAAACAGGCATGATAACCAATATGGTTTTGAGGATATATTAGATTCCCTATAATCGTATTCGGCCCAACCGTTTGTGGCTTTGATTGTTACCATTCGGCTAATGCTCTATTAGTTGTGTAAGATTGGTTCAGTCAGGTGGCGTAAAAATTCGCCGTTAGGTTTGGAGTATTTATGGCAACAATGACAGGACCAGGGTACCCAGATGACGATCCAGATCGTAGGCCATCTAATAGCATGAAATGGCCCAGAGAAGGAAAATCTGGTGGGTGGCATGGTCTTGAAGTGCACTTACCTCAAACAAACATTCTTCCTGATCCTGAAGCCAATGCTCATAACTATGCAGGTTGGGCAAGATCTAAAGAAGAAGCTGCAAAAGACCCTGATAACGTAGTACCAGACGAAAGTAAGATTTTTGGTATTAAACCAAAGCCCCACCTAAGTGACGGCCAATTTGATGGCATAGTACATGTTGATGGGGACGGCAATTCAAGATGGATTACTAGCAGTGAGTTTCTAGGTATGGCACATGAACTTGGTGAAGCACTTACTCCCGGTAACAGAATTGATCCACACGACGATCCAGATAATCCCAGTACCCCAGAAGGCCCGCGAAATCAAGAAAACCTTATTGCTGGTCCTGGCATTCCATTACCACCGCATCTTCGACCTAAGTACAATCCAAATAGAGCATTTAAGCCAAACAGCAAAAAGAAACCCCCCACCGGTCCTCCTGTATGACTCTCAACCCTAACCAGTTAGAAGGTATGCACTATGTCGGCATTTCATGCACTAAATAGAAATCAACTACAGGATATGCCACATGGTCGAGCAATTGGGGAATCTTTAGATTATGATCATTTAACTGATTCTGATAAAGTTGGATATGAATTAGCTGAAGATTTTAAAAACGCTAGGGGTGTTGATGCTCTAACATCTCTTCGTGGGAGAGTTGCGGAAGCAGCTCAAAAACTTGCCGCTGCCCATCAAAATTACCAAAAAACAGGTGTATGGGATCACAGTACTTTTAATGTACCTAATCCACGTGGGGGTGAATTCTCTAAACACCTGTTTTTTGGTAA